TGTGTGGGGACTTATGGAGAACAAGGGAGGAGCATATGTTCTTACATACGAAGAAGCATCCGGAATGATTGGCGACATGATGGCTCAGGCTCCGGCAGAAGCGCAATGCGCGCTAATCACGCGCAATCTGACGGATGAGCCAGATGACAGACGACTACAGGACACCAACTATACACTCCTGGGAACTGCCACGGCTGTGAGAACTTCCAGGAAGTCTCGACTTCGCAGAACACCTCTGAGCTACACCGAGCCCAAAACCGCACCCGCGATGCTGGGACCTCGTGGGAAGATCGACCCCCACGAAATTGGAGTACGCAAGTATTCCACTGATTCTACTTTGTTGGACCAAGACATTGTGGATGAAGCTCGAGATGCTTTTGCGAAGAAGTTACTTTCTGGAAGTTTGAGGGAACATTTCAGGCAGTACTCTTTCCTTACCAAGGAACAAGCTACAGCTGGAATACCGGAGGAACCGCTCATGGACGCCGTTGAGCGAACGACTTCCCCTGGTTATCCATACAGCTTGGAACAACGGAAGAAAAGAGGAAAACAGGATTGGATAAATGAGGACTACGAGTTATCGGACATTTTGGCACAGGACATCGACACACGACTGGACATGCTTTCCAAAGGAGAAGCGAAGGAGACGATTTGGACTGACAATCTAAAGGATGAGAGAAGGCCACTGGAGAAGGTGAAAGCCGGAAAGACCCGTATATTCTGTGGTGCTCCAATGGACTTTTCTATCGTCTTCCGGATGTTTTTCTTGGGATTTGCAGCCTTTGTAATGCATAATCGCATCGACAACGAAATCGCAGTTGGAATCAATGCTTACAAAGAATGGAGAGCCCTCGAGAAACATCTCTTGACGAAAGGAAACAGGATGGTGGCAGGTGACTTCTCGAAATTCGACTCCACCCTCAACCCCCAGATTCTCTTCGCCGTTCTCGACGTGGTGAATATGTGGGCTGATGATGGGTACTCGATAGAGAGAGAGATCCTATGGCAAGACATTGTGTTCTCGTGTCATATTTCAAAGAACCAAGTCTATCAAGTTGCACATGGAAATCCGAGTGGGAATCCTATGACTTCTATCTTGAATTCGATGTACAACTCGATCGCTTCCAGGGTGGCCTATGCAAATTTCACAGGGAAATCTCCTATAGAGTTTGACGAAGACGTGACTATGATTAGTTATGGCGATGACTCTGTTTTGGGAATTTCCCTTGATTTGGATATGGGCCAAGATGACTGGACGGAAGCGTATGGCTCCTTGGGAATGTTTTATACACGAGAAGACAAATCCGACAATGACGGGACGCAATATAGAAAACTGGAGGAAGTTACTTTCTTGAAACGAGGATTTAAAATCCTCCCGTTTACCTATATCGTGTCTGCACCTCTTTCACTGGACACTGTTGTTGAGATCCCAATGTGGGTCAAGACGGATCTTGGAGTTGAGGATGAGACGGTTGACAATCTAGAGATGGCTTTCAAGGAACTCAGCTTGCACGGAAAGGAAACTTACGACTACTGGACCACACTCATGTACGAGGATGCGCGAAAGAAGTTGACCAAGTTACCTCTACGTCCAAGCTGGGCTGCTATGTACGAGAAAGTCACTGAACTAAAACCTATAATGGGGCTCCGAGCGTGTGCCGAAAGCGAAGAGCAGCAAAGCCTGAATATAGGTGGATTCCAACGGATTCCGATGGAGGGAGAAATCCCTATTGGCCAGTGTTTGCCATCTAAAATATAGGATACTGGCCCGGCAAGTGGATGTGATTGTCTGATCCGACAACACTGAGGCTTTAACTAAATGGATCGCTTCATCATCTAATATGGACAAAATGGTATGTGGCGCCAATCAGTCACTAGAATCAGAAATTCAGCAAATTGTAGAAATAAGGGCGGATGAGCCTGTTCAGGACAGCCAGCCTTTGTACGAGCGCGTAGAAGACTACAAACCGTACAAAGATGACATGGAACACACTGTCACGAACATTCTCAAGCGTCCTTATTTGGTTTCAAATTTTCAATGGACCCCACAAGGGGGTAATTCGCTTAGTTTGGCTAAATTCTTTCCAATGTACGAACTTCAAAAGATAGATAATTTCAAAGCAAAATTGGCAGGTTTTAAATACATTAAACACGGGATTAAGATTCGAGTGATGTGCAACTTCACACCTTTCCAGACTGGGAAGTTGCTCGTCGCTGCAATTCCCACCCCACCGGGGTGCGAATTTCAAGATGGGGGGGAATACTCTTTGTACCAATTGAGTACGTTTAGGCATATAGAAGTAGATGCTGGTTCTCAGGAGGAGATTGAAATGGAACTGCCCTTTTTCAGTGATGTCAGCTGTTATGATACAGTTGACGAAGGGTCTCAGTGGGAAATCGTTGTTAAGGTGCTCAACCAACTTGGTGGATCAACCAACAACGAGGTCGTGGACGTCAATATTTACGCGATGTTGACGGACGTCGACGTGGCCCTACCAACGGGTCAAAGCGCCACTGAGGGCGATAAGAAGGTTCAGAAGGGCGTGATTTCAAGCACTCTTGATACAGTCAGTCACGTTGCTGGCTCTTTGGCGAAGGTTCCGATTTTGTCGAGCATTGCTGGGCCAGTATCCTGGGCGGCGGGTGCCGCTGCTGGCATTGCCCAGTATTTCGGTTATAGCAAACCGTTTAACGAAGCAGTGACACAGCGCGTTACAATCCAACCAGGATCTGGTCTAGCTAATGCTGACGGAATGGATAATTCAATAAAGCTCAGCGTCATGACTAACAACCAGGTAGAACAACTAGATACACCAGATGAAATGGGAATAGCCCAAATCATAAAACGACAAGGACTGATAGGACAGGGAACATGGGAATTTGCAAATAATCCTTATGACACTCTTTACTCAGTGAGGGTAACACCACGGATGTATAATCGCTATCTTTGTAGGCCAAAAGATGAAGAGTCAAAAATAAAGCACCTCGAGATTGCCCAGCAACCTCCGCTTTCATTTATTGCCGACATGTTTACCTACTGGCATGGCGATATTTCATACCGCGTTTCCTTTGCTAAGAATTCGTTTTACTCGGGGAAGCTGATGGTCGTTTTCCGACCTAATGCAACAACCGAGAGTAATCAGCATGATGACCAAGTGTACAGACGTATCATTTCGGTCAAAAATTCAAACGATTTTATAGTAACTATCCCGTATATTTACCATAAACATTGGGCTAACATCGACGAAGACATTGGTATGCTAGAGTTCGTTGTTTTCAACAGACTTCAAGCAACTCCATCTGTCCCATCGCAAATTCAATTCAACGTATTCGCTTTTTCAAACAATATGCGCTTCGCTTATCCTGCCACAAGCTTGTTTCCCACGTTTTTCATGCCTGACCCGATTACTGAGATTGTACGATTTCCAACCAGCCACCTCGCTAGCAAGCGAGAGGCTATGGCGGTCGCCCAGTCAATTCAATCATCAAGCGTGGATCAAACGGCGGAATCAGATTATTTGTTTCATGTCAAGGGAACTGAAGAACCGGAGAAGTACACTACTGGAGAGGTTATCACCAACCTGCGACTTCTAACTCGCAGACAAAATCTCTTCAGTAATGACGCGATCATCAAGGTCTCGTCAGCCTCGTACAACAAGGACTACAACTTTGATATCACAAAGTATGACGCTTTGCCCCTCCGAGCAGAGGCGATTCTTTCATATCTCGGTGGTATGTACTTGTTCAAACGAGGAAGTATGCGGTTCAAAGGTTTCACTGGCAAGAACACTGGTCTTGGCTTTGTGCAGCAGACAAACAACGAAGCACTCGCAACTGGTGATCTATACATCGACCCCTATCGGATTTCAGGTGCTACAGCGCTGACACTTAACACCGTCAATGGAGCACTTGAAGCTGAGATTCCTTTCTATTCAGATCGAGCAAGATGGTACACGTCATTTGACCAGATCAATCATAAAATGCCAGCATTTATTATGGGTTTCATGAACGATAGCAATATCTCCGATGAAGACCCTAAGATTTGGTTTGGGGCAGGTGGTGATGACTTTACTTTCTCCTTCTATCAAGGAATTCCAGGTGTCGTGATTAGACAAGTCTAAATTTAGATGCAAGAAGTTAGTTGTAAATAACTAATACTTTCAAAATTCATATTAGTTTACATCACACGTAGCAACACTGCTGCGGCGATGATGTCAATTGGTAATTTTCTAAAAAAAAAAAAAAAAAAAAAAAAAAAAAAAAAA